ATAGATGGTGATCTATTAGCTGATGGTCGTTATCAAAACACTATTAGCAACTATTATACCCCTGGTCGTGTTTATATTAGTAAACGTGAAAATGGTGTATGGGGAACTCCTATTTTCATTGATCCTCCAGTGGGTAAAGAACGTGGTTTCGGATATAGTATTGCGGTTTCTGGTAACTTAGTATTTGTTGGCACACCACGTAGTATGAATACCGATATACCAAATGGCAGCGTTTTCATTTATGACTGCTCTGGAGTTTCACCGGTCTTAGTACAAACATTGGAACGTGATGCGAAAGAAGAATTCGGATTTGGAATAAAAGTCAGTAAAGATGGGCAGTATCTAGCTATTGTATCTAGACAATACGGTAATCCAGAAGCTAAGGCCGGAAATCAACTTACATTTCCAATAGGAAAAGTTAGTATCTTTAAAAAGAATAGTACTGGTCTTTTTGGCGTACAACCGATTCAAATGGTTCGTCCATTTGATATGACTGGTAAAAATTCATTTGGTATTTCAATAGCATTTTCTAATGATTCGCTTTTGGTTACAAATTATAGCACAGGTGCTATTTCTGTATTCAAATAATGACTTTTTAGCTCAGACTCCGTATATTGGGTTACATAATCTAATATACGGAGTTTTTTATGACTGAACAATATTTGAATCAATATCTGGGCTTTGTCGATGCTGTGACTAGCGACGCATCTAAGAGCAAAGAAGCTTTCATCGCTCGAATTGAAGAACTATATGAGCAGGGTTGTGATGTTTCCCGTCTCAATACTGCGGCTGCTGGGCTATCGGCGGAAGCAGGTGAGTTCCAGGAAATCGTCAAAAAGATCATGTTCCAGGGTAAGCCGTATAATGCGGATAATGTTTTTCATATGAAACGCGAGCTTGGCGATGTTATGTGGTATTTCGCACAGGCTTGTATGGCTCTCAATTTGGATCCTTATGAGATTGTTGATGAAAACATCCGCAAGCTTGAAGCACGTTACCCGGGCGGAAAGTTTGAGATTGCACGAAGTGAAGTGCGCAAAGAGGGCGACCTTTAATGGTAAAAATCCGTAAAGGATTTCGAGCCACCCGCACATGGGGGTTTACGGGTTTATACTCGTATCCCCATGCTTTGCCTTGTGTTTGTGGTGATGGCGAACCACACCATCATAACGGCTCCGTACTTGAGGTGCCTGAATTTATCATTGGTGAACATGGTGTTCCTGAGAAACTTGTTTACTTGGATAAATCCGGAAACCCAGTTGTCACAGGGGATGAAACTGATCCTTATGTACCAGGAAGGAAGTGGACCTAATGCATCCGTTTTTTGACCCCGTAACTATGAGTGATGATGAACTTCGAGATAAGTTGGATTCACTGAACAATCGCTTATGGGCAGCACATGCAATGGGCATGAGTAGCGATATGCGAGAACAGCTACAGATGCTCATAGAGACGATTGAAACAGAAGTTCAGCAACGCTTTGCAAATTCAATGCAGAAAGCGTGGGATGATATGTTCCCGGACGTTATTGAATCGGAACCCGATTTAAAACCGCAAGTCGATGCGAAAAAGAAACGTCCGACTGTTGGTAACAAAAATATTGAAGAGCAGGAGAAGCCGCGTGTTGCTCCTGCGTTCAACAAGGTATACAAGAAGAAATGATACCAAAGCACCCGCATTCAATAAGTGTGAATCATAGCGCATTTGTTGGTAATGCGGGTGTTCATTCCATCCGTTCAGATGTCGAAGAATGGCTTGATCATCATACCCCGGATTGGAACCATATTGTTCATGGACCATTAGGTCTCGTGCATTTCATCCGTTTCGAGTTTAAGTCGGATGCAGAAGTCATCCTTTTTAAATTAGCCTGGATGTAAGAAATAAGTAGTTTTTTCTAACACTTACGTTTATAAATACAAATGCAACAGTGTGAGGACACCTTAATAGGCTGCTCAAAGTTTTCATACAACGTTGTAAGGCTGGCCAGCCAAACACATTCTTTTTGCTGTTGGATCTCTCCAACAGGTAGTTTTTCAATTGATATTTAGGCACACTCGTAGTATGCTGGGTCAAGTACTCACATATATGGTAAACTCATGACTGAAGAATATCCCGAATTTATTGTTAAGCTAAATCTTACTTTTAAAGCGATTCGTGTTTTGGATAATCGTTTAATCCCCACAACATGGAAAATTCACACCGAAGTCATCTACGACGAGGAAGCACAGGAATCTGTCGATTTCGATGTTGAAGTGAAAACCACAATCGGCAAAATTAACTATTGGTTAGATAACTTAGTTTCGGGAAGTTTGATTTTCAGTCGCGATAATGACTGGCCATATATGAGTTTCTTCGATGAAGATGGGCGTTGCACGGCAGGCAATGTTGTCACGATTACACCAGAGGATCCAACTGACGACCATCTAGCTGAAATCATTCACAGTAAATTCAATGCATTCGGCGGTGATCATATTCAATTTGGTATTGTTGAACTTGAAAGTGACGATACTACTGGGTTGTCATTCATGTTCACAGGTGATGGCCAAATGAATTTGCCGTTTATGGAAGAATGGGTTGGACCCCATGCATACTTTGATCGTCCTTGGTGGGCGCGTGATGATGGCTCCACATATGACGTTATCCCCCCAGAGGATGCAGATCTAAGCATTAGACCTGAGAGTTCCATTGATTTGGATTTTATTCGTGCGCGTTTCCGTAAGCAGATGGGTATATCCGGAAATATCGTACGACCAACGTTTAAGCCGGAAGTCATTAAGGGTGAATCCAAATAATGACTTTATTGAAGGATTTAAAACGTTTATTCAATTCGTTGAAAACGTTCAATTATAAAGTTGAATTGCCGACGCAAGCGGTATTATCATACCATTATGATACTGGGTTCGATCTTCGTTCCCGCACGAGTATTTGGCTTAAAACCAATGCAGGAAATGACAATTGGAAAATGCACATACATGATTACGATGATATGGCTCGACCGCTTTGCGACCGAAACATGCGAGTAACATTCATGTTCAACAGCCAGCGCGCTGCCGTTGGTTTCAAAAAGGAATTTGGAGGTCGGGTGTGATAGAATTATCCAACCGCACGATTGATGAATATGGTAATGTGATCTTTGATGTGGCAGATTTATTTCCGCTTATCGTCAAGGGATACGACGTCACAAAATTTTTAGTCAATGATAGTCCAGAAGTTGAACAGTTTCGTGCAACTTGCAAACTGTTGGATAATGAAGATCTTTCCCTTCAAACATATACGAGACCTGAGGGGTCAATTCAGGACCATTTGGATAAGTTCCGTAATCGTTGGTTCATGCCGGATCGTTATCGCACACTAAGTTTGCGAGTGTGGCTCAATGGCAAATGTAAGACCCAAGAGGAACGTCAACGTGTTGACGAAGAATTAAAAGTATTCGAAAAATACGAATTGGAAATGATGCTTAAATCCCTAATATATCTAGTGGATATTTTTGTTGAGCATAAAATAGTATGGGGAGTAGGACGTGGTTCCTCTGTTAGCTCATACGTCTTATACTTGATCGGAATCCACAGGGTTAACAGTCTAAAGTATGAACTCGATTTTTCTGAGTTCCTGAACTGATAAATAACTATAGATATAACTGAAGGAGCAAAAATGTCTAAACAACCAACGCTACCAAGAATGCACACTTCTATGCGCGGTGTTCAGCTTAACATGGAAGAAATGCGCAGTCAGAATGAGCAGTCCGTTGCGGTTACCGGGCAGGGCTCATCATTACGTATGAATGCTCGTGGAGATTCTCTTGCAGCGGGCGGTAGGATCGATCGTCGTCGTGAAGTTATTGACCAGGATTACGCTACCCAGCTTTCGGGTAAGGTTAAGAATGTCGATGTTCGCGCAGTTGCGGTTGATACTTTCGAGACGCCTGCACAGGCACTTGATCGTATGAGAAAAGAAAAAGAAACTACAGCTAGAGCTGAAAAGCCAGTGGAACAGAAGGTAGAAGCCCCAAAGGATGAAAGTCCATTTGAGGAAACATCAGTCGATCCTACTCCAGCTGTCCAAAAGCCAGCTCGTAAGCTTATCGAGAAAGACGATTAAGAGGAAACACAAATAATGCCGGCATCGGTTTATTTTAAAGTTAATGAGGATATCTCTCCATTAGCGGATCATATTTTGGTTCACAATATGGAGAAGGGTGACAAGCTCACAAAAGGTGGACTACTAATTCCTGATGATAACGGCAAGGATCGTGGTATTCGTCCTCGCTGGGCACAAGTATATAAAGTCGGTTCTAAAATCGATTATGTTGAGCCGGGTCAGTGGGTACTTATCGAACATGGTCGTTGGACTTATGGCGTCGATATGGAACTACAAAAGGACGGAGTAGT